GTGAACGAGCACTGCGCTGGCTGCGCCTGGCTGGTTTCGTTGTCGCGGCCCTGCGTGATGTTGACCATGCCGTCGTACATGACACTTGAGGTCACGTCGGTCCACGTCCACGTGCCGGACGATGCGGTCAAGTCAGCGCCGAACGCGATCTGCACCAGGACGGTGGCCACGCCGCCTCCCAACAGCACGCCTGTGCCGGTGATCGGAACTGCGCCGTCCCAGGTTGCCGGGCCATCCCATGTGGTAGCGAAGTCATCCCAGGTAATCGCCACGTCGCATCCCCCGTCGGGCTATGTCGACGGTTTGACGTCCTCCACGCGCGTGATCCGATTGTCGAGGCGTTCGTGGTAGTTGAGGATTTCCGAGCGGAACTGCCGATGCTGGCTCTGCGCCGGGTCAGAACAGGTTGGTCCCGACATTCGCGTCGTTTGCGATGGTCTTGTTCACGGTGCCGCTGGATACGGTGATCGTGTTGGCGTTAGACCCGAACCCTGTGCAGTCGTTTTGCGTCACCACATTGCTGGTGCCGACGCCGCCCGCGCAGGAAACCGCAACCGTCTGCGACCCGCCGTCCTTGCGAACAGTGTTGCCAGTGACCAAGCACTTGTCGGTGCCGGTCGACAGTCGGATGCCTGCGGTCGCAGCGGAGCCGAGAAGGCAGATGTTGCCGTTGATCTGGCCATCCGTTGTGCTGACGGTCGACGGTGAGGTGACCTGACCGAAGAACACGCCGAAGTTTGTCTGCGGGTGCCGTACAAAATTGCCGGTGACTTGCGGGTACTGGCACGCGGTGATGTTGATGCCGTTGCTGCCTGGCGTATCGATGACGTTACCTTCGACCACTACGTTCGACGCCAGCTCGACGAAGATCCCTGTCCCGGCGGTGTTGATGATCGTGTTACCGACGATCGTGATGTCGGTGTAGCCGGCCGTTGAGGTGTAGCCGAGGACCTCAATTCCGACGTTGCCTGATCCGATCGTGGTGTCGATCGTGTTGCCGATGACGGCGACGTTCGATCCGAGCACCGAGAACCCAGCCACCGAAGGGTCCGGAACAGTAAGCCGGATCCCATGACTGTTCGCTGACAACACCTGGTTGTAGGCGATCACCGAATCGCACCAGTTGTAGGCGCCGATCCCGACATCCAACGAGCCATCAGAGACATTCCCGATGATCCGGATGTTGCTGTACTTGCCGCCGCTGGCAGTGGTGTGTGAGCCGACTAGCTTGCCGTACGAGCCGAGGCCAGAGCCGTCGATCGCCGGACCCGAGTAGCAGCCCTCAATGATGATGTTCTTCGAGTGGGTGCCGTCGAATGGGCCGATCGTCGAAGATCCGGACTCGGCGCAGTCGATCTGCACAGCCTCGGAGAACTGGCGGGTCAGACCTGACGTCTGGTCCACGAAACCCTCGAAACGGCAGTTGAGCGCCACACCGCCGTCGGTCGAGTTGAATTCCAGGCCGTGGTCTGAGCAGCCGTTCCGAATAACCATGTCCTTGCAGATGATGTCGCGGCAGTGGTTGAAGTCGATCGTGTCGTACCCGGCGTTGCTCGCCGCGTTCTGGCCGCGGCCATCCCAGATGCCGCCGTAGATCCGGATCCGTGAATTGCCGGTGTAGCCGGCGAACGAATCCGTCAGCTTGAAATTGCAGAGCAGGCCCACACTCGGGGTGCCGCCCTTGAAGATGTACGCCCCGTACGCCCAGATCGTCACGCCGGTGTAGACGTTGATCCGCTCGGCGGCACCGATCATGTACTGGTTCGGCGGGAACACGACCATGGCGCCGCCGTGTGAGGCGGCATACGTGCCAGCCGCGTCGATACACGCTTGGATAGCGGTGTAGTCGTCGGACGCGCCGTTGTGCGTGGCTCCGTAGCTCGCCACGTTGAACACGCCGGTAGCCAGCAGATCCAGCTTGTCCATGTTCTGGCCAATGATCTGGCCGGAATTCCACGTCTCCGCTGTGCCTGCGGTGGCTTTGACCAGGCCGAGGTTCGTGGTGCTGGTCGTGGCCATCAGCTACGCACCCGCCAATGCCAACGTGACGTTGCCGCCATACCGTCCACGGACAACCGGCCGGATTGCCCCAATGATGGCGTTGACGAGCTGGTCGCTGCTGCTGGCGAACTCGATCCGGATGGCCTGCGTGCCAGCGTTGCCCATGCTGATCTGGTTGTTGGGAATGACCGTCCCGGACCCATCAGGAACAACGATCTCCGGGCCACGCTCACCCACGAGCATCGGGCCGGGGCCGTAGCGTCCACCTGACGCCTTCGCGGGCATCCCTTCATTGGCGGCGCGGAACCCGGCGCCGCTGTCAGTGTGCACGATCTTCTTGTATTCGGTGATCGTGAACGACTTGCTCTTGAGTCCGGCGAGAGACGACTTCAGCTTGTCGACATCCGACTTGAGCGTCGACAATTCGCCCTTGGTGGCGCCAGCGGCCTTCGCCGTCTTATAGAGCGCCTCGGCTGAGTTGAGTGCTGCGGTTGTGTTCTTGACCGTGGGGCCGTTGAGTGCCACTTGCGAGTCGTAGACGCGCATGATCGCCTGCTCGGCACTGTTCAGGTTCCCGACCTGCTTGATGCCGGCGGCGGTGTTCTCGTCCCAGGCTTTGGTGCCGCGCTTGAGTTCCTGGTGGAAGCTGAGCAGTGCCTGATGCTCGGCCAGCACAGCGTTGTCGTTGGCTTCCAGCTCGTTGGTGTACTTCTGCTGTGCGGCGATGACGGTGTCGATCGCCGTGGCCTGGGCTTGCAGGTCGGCGATGTTGGCCGCGAGCGCAGTGTTGAGCGTGTTGATCTCGCCACCGACACCTTCGGCGACCGTCCCACCTTCGGACAGTTGGCCGGTGACGAACCGCAGGCCGGTGGAGAGCTTCTGCGACACCTCGAAGGTGGCTTCCATGCTTTGCGGAATACCGGACGCATCCCAAATCGTCCCTAGGGCACGGACGCCGATACCGACCGCATAGATGGTGCCTTCCAGCACCTGGAAGGCACCGGACACGTCACGGGCCAGGCCAGGTGTTTTGGAGATCTGGTCGACGGCCGAGCCGACCGCTGCACCGAGTTGCGGGAGGGAGCTGGCCAGCGCCTCGACGGCCGGTTCGGCCTTGACCATGGCGTCGGCGAATGCCGGTGCCGCGCTTTTGGCCGCGCCAGCGAGCCCGTCAAGCAACTCCTTCGCGGCCGGAGCCGCGGCGGTGAACATCTTTGTCAGATCTGGCCGGACCTCGTTGATCGCTGCATCGAGATCGTTTAGGCCGCCCACGATCGGGCCGACCAGCGGCGATGCGGTACCAGAAAACGTGGACGAAATATCCGACGTCAACCCGGACAGGGCGGCCTTCACCTGCGGATTGTTCTTCAAACTGAGCGCACCGACACCGACGACGCCCAGGCCGAAGCCCGTGGTTACCGCGGCGCCGATGGCCGCGGCGATTAACGGTGACGCCGCCACAGCAGCGCCGATCATGATCGGCACCGCGTACTCGCTGATGCCGGAGAAGGCTTCACCGAACGCTGATGTGAAGTCCTCGCCGGACTTGACGCCGGCCTTCGCGAATGCTGAGGCGAACCCTGGTGCCATCTTGTCAGCGAAGTCGATCAACGATTTGAGATCAGCCTCGGACTTTTGCAAGTCACCGAACACGGATTCGTGGCCGTTGTTCTTGAAGTCGTTGCGCAGCGACTTGATCCGGGTCTGGGTGTCGGTGATCGCCTTCTGCAGCGAAACAAACGCAGGCTGGCTGTCGTTCAGGTTCGCGGTGACCAGGCGGCCGAATTCGGAGATATCGTCGCCGGCCTTACCGGCTTCGCTGCCGGTGTCCGCAAGAGTCTTCTCAATCGACTCAAGCTGGCTCTGATACCGCTTCGTGGCGCTGATTTGCTTGAGGATCGACTTGTCGCCGGTCTCCGCGAACGACCTCGACAGTTCGTTGACCTTGAGTTTTGTTGCCTCTAGCGCGGCATCCAGAGCGGCGGTGTCAGCCGTCGTCTCCTTCATTTGCGTGCCGAGCTTGTCGGTCTTCTTGGCCAGCTCGTCGACACCGGCGGCGGCCTCGATGAGGCCCTTCGGGTCCGACGTGGTCAGGACATCGAGTTTGAGGTCCTTCGCCACAGCTACCCCCTCGGGATTAGCTGATGTTCAGGACCTTGTCGGCGTACTCGCGGTACCGCATCCAGTCGGGATAGCTCAGCGCCTCAATCACGTCCGGAGTGAAGCCGTACAGGTGCGCGAATGCCGGCTTGTAGGCGTCTATCAGGTACCGGATGGAGGACTTCCGTCGCCGTTCGGCTTCTCGTGGGTGGACGGGTCTTTTGGGTCCGGCTCGTCCGCCTTGACGGCCGGAGCGAGGATGACCGTCCGGGTTACGTCGTAGTCGAAGTCGGCGAACGGCATGTCGACGCCGATGCGGTGCAGCGACATCCACAACGCGAAACCCCATGCCCGCTGGCTGACGAGCGTCTTGTTCCTCTCTGCGGTTGGTTGTCCACGCAGCGCATCGAGGAACTCGTCATGGCTCAGCCCGAGATGCTCCTCGAGGGCCATGACCTCTTTCATCATCATCCGGTCAAGCTCGATCTCGACGTCCTGTGGTGCGCCGAGACGCTCCTGGTCGGCTTGGGTCAGGCGAAGGGTGATTGCCACGGCTAGCTCGTTTCGATCTGGTGGATGGTTTCGTCGATCGCGTTGCTGATCTCGTCACGGAAGTCCGGCAGCGAGTCCTTGATCGGGGCGAAGAACCAGGGTTCGCCCTTCTCATCCGCCCACATCGAGCGGTGCCCCATGATCGGGTGCCGGAACGTGACGCCGGAGTCGAAGTAACGCGGCAGCTTGCCGGCTGAGCCCATCTGCGACGAGCGGGTGCGGAAGCTGACCCGGGCACCGGTTTCGGTCGCGCTGTACTCGATACCGGTCGCGTTAGCGATCCGCTCCCGCAGCCGCTTCGGTTCGGTCGGTCCAACGAACCTCCGCCGAGCTGTCGTGCCGTAGCCGGATACCCGGATACGCCGCGCCGACGCCTTGAGTCTGTTCAACGCCGGCTGGCCTGCCCGCTTGACCGCGGTCTGCAGGTTCCGGGCCAGGTCCTTCCGGCCGGCGTTCCGCAGCAGTTTCGCCGCGTCGCGTAGCTGGCGTGCGCCTGTGATCTGCGACCACAGGATCGCACCGCTCACGACGTTTGCCGCAGAACCGCACCTGAGGTCGGGAACGACACGTCGACCGAGTCCAGGTCGCCGACCGAACCAGACAGCGGCGTCCACCCGTTGATGAGGATGCTCCCGGTGTATGCCGGGTTTCCGGTACCGCGGGACGCCGAGGTGGGACGCACCTCGAACGTGACGACCGAGCCGATCAGCGGGAAGAAGATCGAGTCGAGCTGCGCGGCAACGAAGTCGTTGATGAACGTGATGTTCAGCGACGCGTCCTTCAACCCGCCGACGCGCGCCCGCCACGTCTGCCCGAAGCAGGTTGTGTCCAGGTCGGCAACACTGATCGGGATTTCGATCTTGTTGCCGTGGTCGGAGACCGTGTTGCTGTTAATGATCACAAAGGCATCTGTGAGCACCGTCGGCGTAAGAGCCATCTTGGGTTCCTCCGGGCACGAAGAAGCCGCCCGGAGGCGGCAGGCTGGAAAGAGGGTCTAGCTGGGATTACTTGCTGGCGATGCCCGCCGAGCAGACAAAGGTGAAGGAACCGGAGACCACGGTCCACACGGCACGCCACCACGTGTCGGTGACCGGGCCGACAAGACTCGCGGACTGACCGCCGAGTGCGGTCGCGGTGGTGAACGTGATCCGATCGGTGGGGCTGGCGAAGGTGTTGTCGACGCTGGATTGGAGCTTCACCGCGACCGACGTGCCCGACGCCGCCAGAACGTGCAGGTTCGCGTACATGCGCTGCCCAGCCGCGACCGCGCCCAACTGTCGGCCAGTGCCGTTACCGCTCGAGGAACGGACCACGCCGGTTGGGTTGAGGATCTGACCGCGGGCAACCGGCCAGTTCCCGGACCAGTCCACCGCGAAGGCGAACAGTTGGCCGATCTGGCCGGATGGGTCGTACTTCGTTTCCATCGCCCGGGTTAGGTAGCAAAGGTCGCCGACTGTTGTGCCTGCCGTGGGGCAGAACGTCAGGGCGGCCTGGCTGTCGGACAGGTTCGCCCAGAACAAGTCGTCCGGCTGGGTCAAGTCGCCGGCCTGCCAGAACCCTTCCAGGCTGGCGGTAGTGTCGAACAGGCCGCCGACGCGGGCCTTCCAGCCGCCGGAGCCGAACGTTGTCGCGTCCAGCGCGTCGGCGGTCGGCGCGAGCATGACCTTGTTGCTGTAGCCGGTCAGGTCCGCCGAGTCGCAGTAAATCTTGGTGTCGACCAACACCTGCGGATTCAGGGTCACGTGCCCCACACCCTCACGTCTAGTTCGGCGCCGAGGTAGTAGACGCCGGCGACATCGGCGAGCTTGAACGCGTTACGTGCCCGGTCGACGATCAACGTCTTCGCCACACCGCCGAGGGTCTTGTCCGCCTCGATCGCCGCTTTGATCGACTGCGATCCACTCGGGTTCAGATAGGCCGACAGCAGTTTCCGGCCGGCCTCGGTATCGCCACGCGAGGTCAACACGATGAACGTCAGCGGCAGGAAGTTGAGGCCGTCAGCGAACGTCTGGTGATAGTCGATATCGAAGTCGTTGGGACCAAATACCGGCGGGTCGACTGCATCGGGCAGAACCGGATAGGCCGACAGTCCGTCGATCACATTGACTGCGTTGGCGACGCCCTGCAGGACCGTGTAGATGTCCACTCAGCCACCGCCACGGAGAATGAACCGGTCGATCAGGGCGTCATAGTCCGGGTCGTAACGCCCCACGCGGACTATGCCGAGTTCTGCCGAGCCGGTGATTCCTTCCGGCGAGTCCTTACGCCGGTACAGCCGGGCAGCCTTGATTAGCGTGGCCGCCTTGATCTGCGGCGGATCGAACGGCCAACCCCACTGAGTGGTGATCCGGACCTGCATCGTGGGCGTAAATCCCCACGATGCGTACGGCCGGATCAGGTAGGTGATCGGCTGCCGTTTCGCCAGCGCGTTATCCGGACCGGTACGGAACGAGCCGGCCGACGTCCACGTATCGGTGACCTCAGACCCGACTTCGACGATCAGGGTCTGCGTAGCCCCGATGTCGTCGACCAGCAATTGCTCACCACGCGGCGTGTGGACAACCCTGTGCTGCGGGTCGAAGATGCGCGCGACAGGCGCCGGATCGAGCCAGAACCTGCGCCCTCCGCAATCATCCTCAACCTCACGCGATGCGGCGCCCAGGGCGTCGAATAGCAGCGCGTCCTTCGTGTTGTCGAGGATATTCAACCTAGCCCGCAGATCAGCGACAGACGCGTACAGCGGTGGCGCAGGGTTACCGGTGTCGAACTGGCCGGCGTCGCTCGTCGTAACCGTGCCCGACGCCGACCACAGGTAGGTGTACGTCCCAACCTGGTCCGCGGTGAGCGAAGCCGTGTACAGCCCACTGCCGGACGCGCCCGAGTGGGATACGGCCGGGTTGACCGTGGTCAGATCAGGCTGGACGACAGCCAGCGTCACTGTCGCGTCGGTCGGATTACCGCTGTCGTCAGTGACGGCCGTGTCTAGTTCGACGAGTGCACCCAGCGGATATGTGGTCAAGGCCCGCTCACCATCCGCCCTGATCTCGTGGTGGATGTGAGACCGGCCGATTCAGCCACGCCTGTTACCGATGCCGCTGATGCGCCGGAAGCCAGCGAGGCCCTATCTGTTGAACTGGCGAACCCGGCCGCCGATGTACTCGATGTCATCGAACCTGGGACGGCTGGCGCAGCTATTGGTGATCCGGCGAAGACGGATGCCCGCGCCGGGATGCCGCGATAGGGCGCAGTCGCCGACACGACGACGGGCTGCGTCGGCGGCTGTGGGACCAGCGGCTGCTGCGGCGGCGCCTGGACAACGACCGGTCGCGTGAGCTGGACCAGTTGGACGATCGTCGGCGTGACCACGACAGGTTGGGTGCCGGGCGCGACCGCCGCGAACGAACTACGTCCAATGAACGCCGACGCCGGAATAATGGCGGCCGGCTGGCGCTGGCCAACCACAACCGGCGGCGGGGTGACCGGCGTGGAAAAGTCTTGGATCGACGACCGGGCGACGACCGGCGAGAACGTCCGCGCCACCGGCGATGATGGCGATACAACAACCGGTGCCGGTGTTGTGAGGACCGGAGGATCCTGCAGCGTGTTGCGGACCGTCGCAGGCCGCAGCGGCACAATCAGCGGCGACGCCGGGCTGACAACGACCGGAGCTGGTGTTGCCGCGGCCGTCACCACATCGGCTAACGACGACCGAACCACAATCGGCGTCAGCTTTGGCAGATACAGCGCCGGAACTTGGAACACTCTCGGCTGTGGCGTCCACAATTGCACCGGACCGGGGAAGCCGACCGAGTTGACGTTGAGATCGTCGAGGAAGTAGGCAGTGACGTTTGCGAAGTTCGCCCCGGTCCCGAAGCGGATCTCGTCGAAATTGGCGGTGCCGAAGTTTGTCGTCGACCCGGTCAGGGTCTCCGTTGGCGTGTCCGACTCGGCCGAGGCGAAGTAGCGGAGCTCGAACGCTGCCGAGGTCCCGGAGGTGACCATGAACTCGACGCGCTGCTGCGTATTGGCGAGCATCGTCGAGGTGGTCGTACCGGCGGATACGGTCGCGCTGTCGGCGAGGACGAGCTTGCCGCTCGTGTTGACGAACAACCTGAACTTCTGCGCGGTCGCACCCAAGCCACGGGCGATCACCTGCGTGACCGTCGGCGGCACAGTCGGCAGGTAGAAGTACGCGCGACCCCAGATCTGGGTGAGGCTGCCCAGTTGTGTTGTCCACGCCACGTAGGTCGATGTGGACGTGGCGCCGGTCAAGAATGTGATGCCGAGCGGGCCGTGTGCCGGATGGGTGTTCGACCACTGAACAGTGCCACCCGTACCCGGCTGAACAACGTCCAGGTGATCCCCGGATGCGGTGTCCGTGATGGTGACGGTGTTGCCGTTGGTCCCGCTGTCGGCGTTGTAGTTCAGGTTCGTCACGACCGCACCACCTCAGCCGTTGACGCACCCCCACACCGTGCCCAACCGGTGCCGCTAGCAGCGACGGAACTATTCCTAGCACCGCCGATTGGGTTACCGCTGATTCGTGATTCTAGAATTTCTCATGACTCACAGCCCCGAACTGAGCGTCAGCGCGAACTACGGGCGCGGATGTCGCTGCGACTTCTGCCGCGCTGACCGTGCGGCGTACGCACGTGACTGGCGGGCGCGGAACCCTAACAAGGGAAAGGTCGAGCGAATTTGCTTCAGGTGCGAGAAGGAATACCTCGCATGGCCCGACAACACCCGCAACGGTCGAGTGCAGAAGTATTGCTCACAGACTTGCGCCGGTAACGTGGCCGACACCGGCAAGCGTATGGCACGTACCTATATCGGCCACCCACTCGCTGGCGCGACCGGAAAAGTTCTCGTCCACCGCTACGTTCTCTATGAGTCGATCGGGGAAGGACCCCACGCCTGCCACTGGTGCGGAACGAGTCTTGAATGGATCGTTCGGACTGGACGTGGTGCCTATAAGGCCGGTGATCTGATCGTGGATCATCTCGACAACAACCCGCGCAACAACGACATCGCCAACCTCGTGCCAGCGTGCCAGCGTGCCAGCGATGCAATGTGTTGCGCGGGCTCATCGAAGCTTGGGAGAAGGACACGCGCCGTAAGATAGGGCAAATACATCCTTATGCCGCTAACAGCGTCTAAGTTTCATCGTGGCGTTCACGTTGACCGCCGCCGGGGCGGTGCAGCGGATCGCGATGCCAGCCGACACCGCCCAGTCGATCGTCGAATCACGCGGCCAGTCGTAGATCAACAGGCCACCATTCGGCGTCAAGGTGAACCGCTCAACCGGCGTCAACACCGTCGGCTCCGACGTCGAGTTGTAGAAGCCCGTGAACCCGGTGGTGATCGAACGACCAGACACCTGATTGACGGTTCCGGTCGTGTTGTTGGTGCCCGGCGTCGAGTTCGTTGCGGCCGTTGAGGTGCATATCTCGACGAGTACCGGGACCGCCGAGGCGGTCACACCATCGAACCCGACCTCGATCCCGAGCAGGTCGCCGCCGAACTGCGCAGGCGTCAGGGCGCACAGGACGGTCTTGGCTGTGGCCGCTGACAGAGCGACTGCAGCACCGGTGGAGAGTGAGTAGACGCTCTGCATGGCGGTTCCCTTTCATGGGCAGCAAAAGACCCCGCACACGTGGCGGGGCCTAGACCGTGCAACGGTGGGTCGTCAGTCAGACAGGGCGAGCTTCACGCCGGTTTCGATGTCGATCTGCGGCGTGTAGTACTGGTGCATGACGGTCGGGTCACCGATCCGGACGCGCACGCCAGCCGGCTTGTCGGTGCGTAGCCGGAACTCAGGCTGGTAGCCCTCAGCGGTGCAGAACAGTTCGGCGAGCTGGCGTACCGAGGTGCCGATGCCGGAGCACAGGTGAACGGTTTCGCCGGTGTCCGACTCGGCAACGGCGAGGGTTGCGCGGACCAGATCGTCGATGTGGATCCAGTCGCGGACCTGCGTCCCGTCGCCCCAGATGTCGAACGGGTCGTCACGGCGTCTCGCGCGTTCGGCCATCGCCCGAAACGGAAAGTCCGGTGACTGGTCGGACCCGTACCCGGAGTAGGGACGTACCACCGTGACGGGCAAGCCCGCGGCACGGGCAGTCCCAGCGAGCCATTCTCCGGCGAGTTTCGTTCGGGCGTAGTCGTCGACCGGTCCGTCCGCCGCAGCACAGGACGACAGATACACGAGCCGCTTCTGACGTGTCCGCACGGCCCAGTCGAACATCGCCGAGTCGAGCATCATGTTGTAGGCATGCATAGCCGGGTCACCGTCGATCGCCGCCCTGTGCGGACTGCGCGCGGCGGCGTGGATTACCAGGTCGTACCGGTCGGCTGGGCGGCGGACGAGGTCGAGGACGTCGTCACCGTCGATCAGGTCGCACCCGTGGACCTCATACCCGTAGTCGTCGAGTTCGGCGAGCATGTGTCGACCGACGAATCCGGCGGATCCGGTGACGAGTGCCTTCACAGGCACCCCCAGATCCCGAAGCTGTAGTCCGCGCCAGCCGGTCGGAGGTCCGATTCCACGTAGACGATCGGCCGCCATTTGGCCTGCGTCAGCATCGCTTCGACATCGCGCCGCGACCATGCCCAATAGTGCTGCGGGTTCGGATCCGCCCATGCGCCAACCGGCGTGGACAGCAGCAGCATCTGCGCACGCTCACGCGCCAACCGCAACACAAGGTCTGGGTTGTCAAGGTGCTCGAGCGTTTCCGAGCAGACCAGCATGTCGACCAGCGGCAGTGTCCGTATCGTCTGCTCGATCGGACCGGTGACCTCGTATCCGGGCGCGAAGTCGCCGTAGACCTTCGTCTTCGCGTCGATCGCGTCGAGGATCGCCCCATTGCCGCAGGACAGATCCGCTGCTGCGGGGATGCCTTGTGGAGTCATCCACTGGCCGACAGCGATCGTCGCCGCGACCCGCAGATGGTGGTCACGCCATTGTCGGTGGTCGTGCGGCTGGGCATAGATCTCAGCAAGCTCGGCGTCCGAGTAGCGCAGCCGGAGCCGCTCCCGGCTCATCCGACGCCCGCCGATATGCGTAGAGCGTCAGCGGGAAGCCGCGGCATGTCGTCCTCATCGAACGCCTGACCCACGAACCGCCACCCAGGAAGCACGCCAAGTGGCTGCCGTGCAACCGGGAACGGCTGCGGGTCCTCGCCATCCAGCCAGCGCATGTCATCGTGGACCAGCATCGAACCAGCGGCGCCCGGATAGACGGCATCACGCAACCACAGCTGATCCGTGAAGCGTGACTTACCGCCACCCGCAGGCAACAGCGGTGCAATCTTCCGCGCACCAACCGCAGTGCAGCCCCACATCCCAGCCATGATCGGCATGCAGTGTTCCGGATGGTCCCGCATCACATGGAAGTCAAGGCCAGACCTCAGCCACTCTTCGACCGCTGCCCGCTCACGCTCATCTGGGCGTGAATCCACGTCCCGGAACAGGTGAACGTCAACCTCGGCGTCGAGCAGCGAATAGAACCGCCACATGAGCGCCGACCAGTCCTCCGGGCGGTTAACCATCGGCACGATCTGCACGTTCGGGAACCCGAACAACATCCGGCGAACCTCAGCAGTGACGCTGTCGCCGACGTAGAACCGGCACACGAAGTCCGAGTACAAGTCAGCGCAGATCAAGGCGTTCGCCACCGCGCCGGCGGTGTACAGGGGTGCGGGTGGCCCGTTGACCCCGAACAGGCTGAACGAGATGACCTTCATCTCAGGGCCGCGATCTTGTCGAGGTCTTCGCGTAGCCGGCTGCGGGAGTAGCCGTCGAATGCCTGCTTGTCGTGGTGGTTCATCTCATCCGAGTTGACCCGGGTGTGGCCCTCGTCCCACTCGGCTTTCCCGGCCATCGGGTGCCTGTGCTCGATCACCACCTGCGGCAGATAACGCAGGACCCCGAGCGAGTTACCCCACACCAGCCAGGCATTGTCGACGTACAGGTGATGCAGCTCGGGTGGTGCCATGTAGCCGAGAGCCGTGACAATGTCGGCGGTCATCGCACACTGCGTCGGCAGGTTCTGCCGCTGCAACAGGTCATCGCCGTAGACGATCCCAGTCCCAAGGTCGCGAAGAGCCGCCAGGTAGAGGCTGTCCCAGCCGTACGTTCGGGGAAGGTGGTCGTCGCCCATGAACCCGATCGCGAAGGTATCGGGATGTGCCGCAAGTGCCAGGTTCGCAGCGCCGTTCAGGGCCTCGACCATGTTCCGCGACATTCCGAATATGGCACCGCAGTTGGGTACGTCATCGACTATGGCTGCGTACTCCCTGTGGGTCGGGTCATCGACGTCAACCGCGAACAGGAGACGCGTGTCGGCGGTGCAGGTCTGCCGGAAGTTGTCCACCAGTCCCTTTGCCGAAGCTGGACGACCCCGGGACGGGACGATGACCAGAAGGTCACCCACTCTTACGCGCCCGGGTCTGCCGCGGCTTGCGGATGATCGGTGCAGCGTTCTGCGTCGTCAGGCCGGCTGCCTGCTCGTCGAGGAACTCGTCCGGGTCCGTCGAGATCGTCGGATCAACCTCCTCAATCTCGCCTGCGTCGACAGCACGGACAGGTCCAGGCGCGCCGAACACGTCCGGACGTGCGGTCACGAACTCGTGGCCGGCGTCGTAGTCCTCGCCCTCATCGACCCACACCGTGCGGCCGTTGACGTTGACGAAACCGCTCATGTTCGCCTTCATGACTGCTCCTCCGACTCCGCGATCCCGGCCTTGAACGCCTGCTGCGCCAGATAGCCGTCCACCGTCAACGTGTGCGACTTGATGTGCCCGATCGCGACCCCGGTGTTCACGTACACCGGGAAACCGCACAGGCCGGCACGTAGACAGAAGGTGACGTCCTCGCCGACCTTCATCACCCCGTGCTCGCGTTCCTGATACCAGGGGAAGGCGACGGAGAACTCAGCACCCGCCTGGTCGCGGATCTTCGCCAGCACCGTCCGGTGGATCAGCATGCACGCCGCACCAGTCGCCGCGACCTGGAACATGGCGTTCGGCGGCCACTCCCGGTAGCGAACCACCGGCGACTCTTCATGCGGACGCAGGTCATACAGCGTCGGGAACAGCCAGCCGTCATCCAGGCCGAAGCACAGCGCACCGACGATCGGCGCGCGGTCCGGATCGGCATTCTCTAGCAATGCTTCGAGCGTTTCCGCCGGGAACGTCATGTCCGTGTCGAGCATCCACAGCCACTCGGCATCGGAGTGGTCGAGGAACTGCCGGACGATGTCGTTACGGGCGCCGGAGATGTTCGCCGACGCCTGAACTGAGATCCGGCCTCCACCACCAATGATCCGGTGAGTGGTCACAGCATCGGCGGCGATCAAGTTCAGCAACGACTCGTGGAAAGCGGTGTCGACGGTGCCGGGACTGCAATACCCGACAACCACCTTGTCTTCTGGATTTGCCATGTGTTCTCCCAGGAATGCGAAAGGCCCCGCACCTGGGGATGCGGGGCCTTTCTTCCCGACGGAGCTACCGCCGGGCGTTGATTAGGTGGGTTCGGCGATGATCGCTTCGATCTCCGCCCGGTAGTGGGACACGTAGTGACGAAGCACGTCGTCGAGCCGTTGGCCAGCGGGCTGGCCCCTCACCCAGAGTTCAAGGTTGGCGAGCCGGTTGTCGGCGCGGTGCCCGTTTTTGTGGTGGACGCTTTCCCACCGCCACAGGTATCGGCCGAGGTGTTCTTCCATCACATGCCGGTGTTGGCCGATCTTCCGGCCATCGACCTGAAGTTCGACGTAGCCGCTCCGACCGAGATGTCCAGAGCCGCTGGGACGGTGGCGCGCTTCGGCCTCGCCCGGCACTCCGTGAACGCGCACGCGCATCAGGTGCCGGTTGCAGAGCCCTCGCGAGCGGCGCACCTTGGAGCATCCTTCAACCGAACACCTTGGCCGTTCCAATTCTCCGTACTCGTAGGCCCGCCAGAGGTGGAGGTGGCAAAGGCCACGTCCGTAGACGAGGCGTTCACACGAGTCCTTCGCACAGATCTGGCCGCCGAACTCGCCGTCCGCTTTGCGTTTGTGATAGCAGGGCAGACAGTAGCCACGCACCCTTGCTACCCGAGTGCAGGAGGCATCCGAGCATTGCCTTTCCTGCTCTGCCGTAACTCGCAGTTTCGGCCGGCGACAGGTGTCATCGCAGTACTCGCGACGGCGACCCGAGTTGGATGCAGGAATCTCTTTGCCGCAGGTTCTGCATGCCCGATCTGGTGTCGCTGCGACTCGTCGAGCCGCACGGTAGTGCTTCTCACAGAGGCCGAGGCTACGGACAGGCCGTTGGCAATCGGGTTCTGTGCATCCCGCAACTGGGGGCGTAGAGGTTTCCACGCCCCCAGTGTACAGGGTTTTGACAATCTATTTCAGATGTAGTTATGCCAGAGCAACCGCAGTTGCGGTGGTCTCCAAATGCAAAACCTTGAAAGCGGCAGGATCTACGCAATCCGCTCCAACCCTCCAAAACGCCGCCCAGCCGGCCTGACCGGTGGGGCGTCCCGAGGACACGCCGCGGACCATCGGTTCGTACAGCACCGACATGCCGACCCGGTCGACGACGTAGTACTCGGCAAAGTTGCCGGCCAGCAGGATCGCGGCGCCGGTGGTGATCGCCGACGTCATCGACGAGCACTCGTAGACGGGCGCGTCGAGCAATTCCGATGGGGTCTTCATCCCCAAATTGGCCCAAAAACTTGAACCGCCGGCCGTGTCGAACTGCCGGATCAGGTTGTACACGTTCTTGTTCGCGATCCAGGACGCCGCCGCCGAGTCGCGGGGCCGCAGCGCGCCGGAGACGTTGTACACGTCGCCCTTGGCGAACGCCGAGACGGTCAGCGACGTGACGATCGACGCGGTGACCGCGTTGACGGCGGCGACGATGCCTCGCGGCTGCGTCGCACCAGTGTTGCCGGTGGCGAACGCGGCGGCCTCGAGGCGTGCCTTCGCGTCGGCGAGCAGCCGGCCCAGTTCGGAGGCGAAGCCGGAGTCGGCCAGGATTTCGTACGAACCCTGGACCCACGCGTCGGCCTTCTTCGGCGTGATGCTCGGCTGGCCGAACGTCGGCGTGGCATCGGCCCACTCAGCCGACGACGACTCACCGGTCCACTCAGCGGTGACACCGGCCGACGTGACGCCTTCCCAGGTGGTCGTGGCGATCGTCTTGATCGTCGCGATCGACCGGATCGGGTCGGCGACACCGGCATTCGTAAGGATGATGGTTGGATCAAGGGTGAAAGGCACCAAAAACCCACCATTTGCCCCAGTTGTGGACATCGCGGCACGCATCTGCGGGCCGACGAGGACACCCTGCGAGCGGGCGTACTCCACGAACTCCTGGTAGTACTGCGGCGAGCCGGTCATCAGCATGTGCCGCGCGATCAGCGGCGCCTGCCGGTCGGTGCCGTCCGGGTTCTCCACGAGTTGCGTCGCCCGCTCGCGGCCAGCATCGGACATCCAACTCGGCGCCTTCTCGATCGCTTCGAGAGCCCGCGACCGAAGCTGGTCCGGTGGCACGAGGCCGTCGCGGACGTGGTCGAGGTTGGAGAACGCGTCCCGCTGGATGATGACGTTCGGAGCCTGGAACGATCCCCGCTCCGAGTTCGCACCCGACGTAGCGGTCGCCCGTACGGCGTCGAGGCGCTCCTGGCGGTCGGCCAGCGGCTGCCTCTCGGCCTTGAGTTCGTCGTGCTCGGCGAGCAGTTCGTCGGTCAGGTCCGAACGGTCCTGGATGGTCTGCGCCCGGGCGGCGTCGTCGCCTTCGGGCTCCGGAAGCTCAGCGATGCCGGCCAGCTCGTGGCGGATCGCCTCCATCCGAGCATTGATTTCCTGCAGGGTACGCATGTCAGCGCACTCCTTCCATAAGCATGGCAACGCGAATGCGTCGCTTGATGTCTGCTTGCCGAATGGAGTGCGTGTGCGGCTCATCGGCGCCGGCATCCGGGTCGGATGTGGCTTCGTTGTCGCTGCGGGCCGGCTCCACGTCGGGAGTGGCCGGAGCGGGTGGTTCTTCTACTGCCTCGTCCGTTCGCACCGCAATGGACGGCGTGACGACGATGACTTCGCGGACCGGTTCGGCCCGCGGGGTCTCAAGCGGTGTGGCGAGGGCGACCATCTCGCGGAACAGTTCCGCCCGCTCCTGCGGATCCATCCGCAGCAGGTCGCTCATCCACATCTCGGTTGATCTGGTGCCGACCACGTGCGCCTGCTGGTAGGCCGGGAACGGGGTCGGACCGTACTCGCGTAGCGCCACCTCAGACCGGGCGATCGTCGGCAACGCGCCACGATCCGTAGCCCGCGTGCGCGTCGACTTGATGAACCGGCCACTGAACGACTGGGCGGTGATCGCCCGCTGCTTGATCGCGTCAAGCACCGAGTCAGCCAGCGGGTTATTCAGGTAGCGAGTCACGGTCATGACACCGTGGTTGTCCGGCCGCGGCGCTTCCACCGGAACACCGATCGGCACCGATAGCGCACCGTCTGGCGTCCCGTAGATCGACCTGGCGTGGTTGTAGAAGACGCCGACACGAGTCCCGTTCTCGGCGATCGTCTTGTCGAACGATCCGGGCGAGATGACCTCGTTGTAGTGGCCGTCCTGGTCCCGGATCTCGGCCGGGATGTTGAACGCCGCGGCGTATGCCTCAACCGTTCGGCCGTCGCCGTCGTCCCGGACTGTGCAGTCCTCGATCGTGTACGAGCGGAAGTCGAACGCGCGGACGCCGAGGAACTCGGACCGCTTCTCGCCGTCCTTCATGAGGTTCTTCTCGGCGTGGTGCACCCCGCGTCCCTTCGCCGCGAGGGCAGCCATCCCGGCACGGCCGTACTTCTTGCGGCCGATGTATGCCGCCAGGGCACCTGGGTCGTGAGCGCCTTTCGCGGCGAGCCGCGCGGCGAGTTCGTTGAACCGCGACATCAGTAGCCACCGTCCATCTGAGCCTGCTCGGCCAACTCACCGAGGTATGCGATTTCGTCATCGGGCAGATCCGCGAGGATTCGCATCAGTTCCGCTTCGCAGTCCTCATCGACCATCGCCGTCTGAGTCGGAATCGGATCCGAAAGTGCGACCCCGGCTGGCTGTGCCGCCTGCGCAGCGCCGTAGGTGTCCGGTTGCATCTCGTCACCCGCCGCCCTGCCGCCGTCATCGGCTTCGACGTTCCGTTTCGCCGGAAGGGACTTCGCGGCGAGAAGCTGCTTCATCAGTTCCGGCGTCACCTGGCCGTCGGCCTTGAGGCCGAGACGGCGCTGCGCTGCTTTGATCGACTGGGTTGTCAGCGGGCCGAGCATCCCGTCGTCCTGCAGCTTGTGGCCGTGAATGTCACGCAGACCAAGCGCGTTGAGGGCGGCCTGTAGCTTCTTCACCTGCGGATCGCCGCCCTTAACCCCATAGCCAGGGCCACGACCGGTCTTCGGGTCGTAGGCGAGAGTGCCTTTGGGCGGGCTCGGTGCCTTCTTGGGCATGGCCTTCACAGGCGAACCCGTCGACTTCGGCGCCGGCGCCTTCTTGTTGCCAGCCTTACCGAACTCACCGCCGCCGTGCTTACCGGCGGGCACACGCGGGTGAAGGGATTCGGTGAACATGCGGTCGGCGTCGTTGTCCACGCCGCACCCCTTTCGGGTCGACATGGATCAGCGGTGTAGGTGTGGCTGGCTAGCCCGGGCCGACCGGGTTAGAACCCTTCTGGTCGCCTGGCCAGTAGCCGAGCGTCTCGTGGAACCACTGCGCGGCGGTTCGTTTCGCCTCGTCGGGATTCATAAACTTCACCAAATGGTGGTAAAGCGCGGTCCACTTGTGCGGCGCGTCAACCCACTTGGCTAATCCCTTCGGATCCCGCGTCCAGTACAGGCGAAGCTGCTCGGCGGACTTGACCCCTTGTGGCGACTTCTCAACCACGTCAGCCCCCGAGAGGGATATCGGTGATCCGGCCGCCGAACGCGCAGCGGATCCGGTCGAACGTGACCGGACCGGTCCGATCCTTCAACGTCCCAACCAACGAATCGTCATCGGAATAGACCAGGGTCAGGTGTGCGTGCCACGGCTTCTTCTGCGGAATCAGTAGATTCCCGGTCGACTCGAGCGCACCCGTGACGGCGTGCTCAATATCATCGTGGGCTTCGCCGAGATCGTCGCCGGACAAGCCGAGGACGATGCACGGCGACTTGTCGGCAGCCGTCGGGTTGAACAGCGACACCGAGAACCCGTCGGCAGTGAACGCGTCCATGTCCGCCGCCGCTTGACGAACGGCGTCAATGACTGCCGTCTCATCGGCCGCGTCGAGACTTGACGCCTCGCCGAGGAACAGCAACGTCACGTGCAGATCCTCGGCTAGCTCGCCGTCAGGAACCGCGAGCCGCTGCGCATCCGCCTCGGTGGGGACTAGTGCGACCATCGCACCGGTCGGGACGTCCGCCGAGTCTGCACGACTTCCACCACCGAGCGTCGACAGCGCGCCGAGTGAACCGCCCGCTCCTGACGCTGGCCGCGGCGCGCCTTTCGGCTTGCCCGGCGCACCAGGCGTACCCGGTGGTGGACTGCCGTCCGCTGGCTGCATCTGCACCGACATGTTGCCGGTGTGCTTCAACAGGGTCAGGTCACCGGCGTAGATCGCGGGCATGATCGTGTCCGGCTCGTAACCGGCCATCATCAGTGTGTTGGCGGTGCTGGCCTGGGTCGACATTGTGTCGGCCTGGTCCTTTTCACCCTGCCGCAGCGCCGAAATGTCCGTCGTGTCGTACCAGAGTTGCGCGCCGGCTGAGACCTTTACTAGCTTTGCTAGCGCAGCGCATGCGGTACGCCAGTTGGGGCGCATCGTCGCGTCCGCGAAGCCACGCATCGCGTCCGCGTACTCGCCTGGTGCGCCCGTCTGCCGACCTTCACGCAAGCCGACCACGATCCCGGGCACGCCAGCGGCGTTCGCGATCCGCGTCTCACCGACTGCTTGGATCTCGACGAACGCCGAGCCTTGCATCCGGTCACCGACCACGGTCAGATCGGCACCCTCGTCGAGGATCATCGTCCCGAACGCATTCTCCGACCCGGCATGGCGGGCGGCAACACTGGCCCGGATCCGGTCGAGCGTCTCCGGCTTGAGTCGGTTCGTGTACCGGATCACGGTGTTCGGGGTTGCCGCGTTACGGAAGAACGCATCCCGGTGCGCCGTCATCGCGAAGTCGGCGTTGATCTCCCGGATAACCGGGGTCATCCACGACATGCCGCGGAAGTTCGCCAACGGATCCGGGATCGGCGACCAGTGCGCGACCTCGTCAACGGTGTAGTACTCGTCGCCGCGCTCCGGGTCGCCAACAGGCTGATACCAGTAGCCGAGGACTTCCCGGACCTTGCGGCCCAGTGGATCCGATGTCACATGGGAAACGATCGTCACCCAGTCGGGACGTAGTCGCTCAAGACGGTCGCCAGCATCCCGGATGTAGGCGTTACCCGCCAGAGAGACGTCCTGCTCCATGCGGGCCAACAGTTCACCGGTCGAGCCGTTAGGCCACGGCGTTTCCAGCTTCGCCAACTCGGGTGAGCCGAACAGGTGCTTGTCGGACAGGGACCGGAACTTGAACGTTGCGTCCGAGAACAGGTTCAGCCGCCGGCCGATGACGGCGAACAGCACCGAGTTGCCCATATAGGCGAGCCCGGTGTACTGCTCGAACGTCGGCAGGATCCGCTCAGCGTCCGGCGTTCCGTACGTGGACGCCAGAACAGACCATTCCAGGTCGTCCGTCGGGAACGAGGTGAGCACACCTCGACCGAGTAGCCGATCCCACAGCCGGGTCACGCCGCACTACCCGACATACGAAGCCGACGCGGCCACGGCCAGCGGATCCGCTTACGCCACGACGGACGGCGGTGAGTCTTCGGCACCGCCGGACGCCGAACCACCGCCGCTGCGCTCTCGGTACCGCCCTCGCGCAGCAGCGCCAGCGACACGCACTGGATGCCGGCGAGAATCAGTGCCAGCGGGATCGACCACAGGGCGACCCCGCCGAGCGTCAACGCCTCACCAAGCACGAAAAGGACGATGGAGGCCCGCACGATGCCTCCTCGGCTCAGACGAAGAACACCTGCGGGTCGTATTCATCGGCCACCAGATGCGCGCGGGTCTCGAAAGCCCAGTTAGCGAGGGTCGCAGCGACCAGCGGGGAGATGTCGGTGTTGCCTTTGCGCGCCCACGCCGTCCCGTCGATGCCCAATGACCTTGTACGCGCCCCGGCGACCGCGAGATTCAGCGGCGCGTCATCGCCGTGGCGTAGGCGCTTCTGGGTCGCGGCATCGACGAACATGCCGAACGCCGCGCCCACCTCCTGGCCGGTTGGAACCGCCAGATCGCCGCGCTTCGGCTTCGACTTGTCGGCCGGTCGCGTGATCTCGACCTTCTCTAGGTCGGTCAGCAGCGAACCGCCGGGGCCCTTCTCGTCCAGACCAATCGCGACCGGATCCCAACGCTCCTTAAGTTCCCGTAGCCTCTCGACAACCCAATCCGTACCCTCGCGGTGGTCGACGACCGACACCAGCATGTGGCCATCCGGGTCGAGGCCGGCGAAGGCGATCGCCGCATGATCCCGCAGCGGGGTCACGTCCAGCGCGAACGCGACATCACGAGGCCGCGTGAGTTTCGGTGTCATCAGTTCAAGCCACAACTCGGCCGAGATGACGCGCGTGCCGATCGACTCCGGCCAGATACCGAGCCGCTCCCGCCCGAAGCCCTTCGGCTTCATCGACTTGCGCTCCCGGGCGACCGTCTCGTGTGAGATCCGGATCCCGAGAGCCGGATTGGCCGCCGCCCACACCTTCGGATCGTCCGGGTCGACATCATCCGTCGCGCCCCAGTCGAACCACGCCAACTCGGCGTCGCCAGCCTCACCGCGGGCTTTCATCGCGAATAGCGGTTCACCCGTCACCGAATCCAGCGGCGGTGACGACGTGTACCAGATCTGTCCGTTCGGCCTCGCAGACATCGTCGGCATCAACGCGTCCACCTGGTCATCGGTGACCGCATACGCCTCGTCGAGGATCAGGCAGTCGCCAGACAGACCACGACCGCCGCCCTTCGATCGAGCGACGAAGTACAGTCGGCAGCCGTTCACCAGCTCGATGCCTTCAAGGCCGTGCGTGTTCGACACGCGCGCGATCTTCCGATCCAGGTCCGGCGTGTTCTGGAAAAGCGACAGCACGCGGCGGAATGCATCCTTGGACGTCTTGAACAGGTGGGCCGAATGCAGGATCAGCTCTTCCTCGGCCAATATGAGCCCGAACAGCTCACGGGCCTCAAGCACGGCACCCTTGCCGTTCTGGCGAGGCACGATTAGGCCGACCTCGAACGCCGACCACTTCCCGTCAGGTCGTTCGCCGAGCGACGCCGTTAGAACGTCCTGCTGCCACGGGTCGAGGATCAAACCAGCAGACTTTGCCAGGTCGATCGCTTCGCTACCCGCCGAAGACGAATACTTCGGGACGCTACAGACCCGCGGCTTTCGCGCGCCGCGCAGCACGCCTTGCCGCGAGGTCATCCGACTTCGAGTCCTTCCGCGCGCCGGGCAGCGACTCAAGTTCTCGGATCACGTCGGCAAGCTGCTTAGCAATCGGTGCGACCGCGACAGTCGCCGGCGCGCCCTCAAGCTCACGCGCGAGGTGGTCACGAATAGCTTCGAGCGACGCGCGTCGGTCACCCTGCGCGACGACTGCGGCTAGCCCTACCCGCGCTGCGCGCGGCATTGTTGATCGCCAATTGAAAACTGCGGGGGGAAAAAAGATCGTG